GAGACGGCACAGATTGTATGGTACGACCTACCATGGTCAAGCGAGAACTATATTCAAGCCAACGCTCGGATACACCGCCAAGGTCAAACAAAACCCGTCATTATCCACCATTTAGCTATAGAAAATAGTATCGATAACCAAGTTATAGGAGTGCTAGAGGGCAAAATAAATTTACAAAATGCCGTCCTAAATGCCTTAAAATTTGCATTAGTATAGTACGATGAAAACTACTACTAATGAAACTAAGCATGTGGTTAATGCTATGTTGCCTCGGCTATCAGACGAAGATCCAGATATTATGGAGCGCGATGATTCAAAAGAGGCGCATTATGCATTCCCGGCATCCGAGGGCTGGCTTCCATGGAATTCAGAAGATATCAATGACGTTAGAAAAATCATTGATAATATTCTAGATCCTAAAGAACAGTTTATTTTTGAAGCATTTTTGGATGGACTCACGTATAATGATATTTCGGTAACTGAGAAATATTGGCGGTACCATTTCCAAAAAGGATTAGAGAAAATAAAGAAGGAGCTAAGCGTATGAAACATGATCCAGTCAACCATCCTAAACATTATACAGGACATCAAAGCGGTATAGAGTGCATTCAAATTACAGAACACATGAACTTCTGTCTTGGGAATGCGGTGAAATACATCTGGCGTGCAGATCTAAAACACGATGCCATTGAAGACTTAGAAAAGGCAATATGGTATATTCAACGAGAACTAGATAAAAGGAGAACTAAATGAGCGATATTAGCAATTCAAACTTAACACTAACTTTAAAGGTTAGCGACGTAAATAGATTATTAACTATCTTAGGTGAAACAGCTTACACAAAATCAGCTGACTTAATTTCACAAATCCAAGCGCAAGGTAATCCACAAGTTAAAGAATTACTTGCAGCATGTGAAGCAACACCGGTAGATGGTGACATCATTACAACAGCAGATGCTTCAACTACATCAGCTCCAGCAGAAGAAACACCAGCAGCATAATGGCATCCGATCTATTAAATAAGATGATGGAAAAGGGCGGCTTTTCTAACGCTGAGAACATTGAGAAAAAGCGCCAAGAATTAGCCGCAGCCGTAACCCGCGTCGTTATCAATGAGGCTATGGCTGAGATGCGTGCTCGTAAAGCCGAGATTGAGCGCATGTCAGTTAAGACCGACAATGGGGCGAAAACAGAGTAATTTGTGCATTAGTAGATATAGGACAACCTATGTCTACTCTTAGCCCTTGCAAAGGTGTTTGCCGTTTAGATAAAGAGTATTGCGTAGGATGCAAACGCCACGTTGACGAAATTGTCGAGTGGTACAATTTATCTGAAAAGAAAAAACAAGCAGTCATTGAAAGAATAAAGAATGGCACAACCTACCACAAAAAAATTTAAGTTTACAGAAGACCACGCCAAAATCATTGTTGATTTAGGCAAGCAAGGTGCATCTCAAAAATCGATGTATGCTGCTATTGGTATCAGTAAAACTACTGCATTAAAATTAAAGAAAGAAGATCCATTCTTTGCAGAGACTATGGATCTTGCTACAACTTATGGTCAGTCATACTGGGAAATGATGATGTTGGCCAACATAGAAAACAAGGCATTTAATTCACGCGTTGCAGAGATTGCACTTCGAGGACAATACCCCGAAGACTACAAAAATGATAGAGAGCAAAAGATTGATCTCAAAGCAGAAGTTGTAGTTGATTTTAACAAGGAAATTGCTAACCTAATTTCAGCATTAAAGCAATAGTTTTGCCCAAAATAAATAAAAATAATTAGGCCCGAAAGGGCCTATTTTTTTGCATTAGTATATGTACACTTTTACGAATTGAAAGAATACATATGACAGCTCATGCATTACTCTCCGCATCCAGTTCAAAACGCTGGTTAGCCTGTACTCCCTCAGTTAAACTCGAAGCCACTCTACCAGATCCCCCAAAAGGATTAAATGCATTTGATTTTAGTGCAGAAGGCACTATGGCTCATGCATTGGCTGAGATTAAACTTAGACATCACTACAATCAAATAGACAGTGAAGAATATAAACGTGAGTATGAGATCATTAAACTATCTCAATACTACAATGAAGAATTTGAAGCGTACGTAGATCAGTACGTTCTATATGTCAGATCACAAATTGGTGACAACGACAAGCCACTATTTGAACAAAAAGTAGACTACAGCGATTGGGCTCCAGATGGTTTCGGTACCGCCGACGTTGTAATATTATCTGAGCAGTCAATTCATGTTATCGATTTAAAGTTTGGTCGAGGCGTTCCTGTTTCTGCGATTGACAACCCACAATTACGCTTATACGCATTAGGTGCTTGGAATAAATTCAAAGAGGATTATCCAAACGTCAAAGAAGTTAAGTATACAATCCATCAACCAAGATTAGATAGCATTACATCAGATAGCACCACAGTGATGAAGCTTGTTGATTGGGCTTCTTATTTCGTGCGCCCTAAAGCTAAAAAAGCCTGGGTGGGTGCTGGTGAATTTGTACCAGGTGAATGGTGCCAATGGTGTAAAGCTAAGGTTCAATGTCGAGCACGTTCTGATTACAATACAGAGCTTGCTAACCAAGATTTCAGAGATCCTCCATTATTAAGTGAAGACGAACTTAACAATGTACTACTCAAAGCACAAGACTTAAAGACTTGGGTAAATGACGTGGAAGATTTTGCATTGAATCGTGCAGTCCATGAAAACAAAATACCTGTTGGATTTAAATTATCTACCTCAGTGACACACAGAAAGATCACAGATCAAACATTGGCTGCTAAAGTACTCTTAGAAAAAGGTTTAGATCAAACAGCCATTTTTGAGCCTGTCAAATTAAAGTCAATTGCTACGTTAGAAAAACTAGCACCGAAAGGTCAGATTGTTTCGTGGTTAGGTGAATTAGTACAACGTCCTGAGGGTCAGCCTAAATTAGTCCGCGACTCAGCCAACGCGGCGGATGACTTTAAGTGATGAAATATAAATGCTTTGGTAGATTAATTGATGTACCCGACAGCCTTGTCAACAAATTTACAAAAGACTTTGATTCACTACCAAACAGCGGTCAGTGGGAGGCAATAAATGAGTTGCGTAATGGCGTCTATGAGGTTATGCTATTAGTTCAGATGGATCCTGATATGTTAGATGACCTAACATATATGAAGGATTTCGTCAACTCCCTTGCGATTAAAAAAGCAATGGAAAATAATGGGATAATGTATGACGCTTAATAATATTATAATGTGGTGTTTTTTAATAATACCGTTGCTTTGTTTATTATTGATGTTTATAATAGCAGTTATCAGTGTAGAATATAAACTATACTGTAAAAGAAAGGGTAGACGAACTAACCCCTATTGAAGTTTAGTTCTTACGTTAAGGAGAAATAGTATGGCAGCAACAAATAAAATTAAAATTGTTACAGGTAAAGTACGTTTTTCATATGCGCACGTGTTTCAACCAAGTGCAGCAGTTGAAGGTGGTACACCAAAGTATTCAGTATCTTTGATTATTCCAAAGTCTGATACAGAAACTGTAGCTAAATTTCAAAAAGCTTTTGAAGATGCAGCAAATACAAACGCAGCATTCTTTGGCGGTGCAGTTCCAAAGAATTTAAAAGGCGGTTTACGTGATGGTGATGCAGAGAAAGATGATCCAGCATATGCTAACTCATATTTCATCAATGCAAACTCAGCACAAAAACCAGGCGTTGTTGATGCTAATATGAATGCGATCATTGATCCTTCAGAGTTCTATAGTGGTTGCTATGGTCGTGCTTCAGTCACCATGTATCCATATAATGCATCAGGTAACAAAGGTATTGCGTGCGGTTTAAATAACGTACAAAAGTTAGAAGACGGAGATCAATTAGGCGGTGGCACTTCTGCTGCAGCTGACTTCGCAGTCTAATGCAAAAAATCTTAGTCATGGGTCTTCCTGGCGCGGGCAAAACAACAATGGCCCGCGCTTTGATGAAGCAATTAAAACAACATAACAAATCTGTTAAATGGTTTAATGCGGATCGAGTTCGGGAAGACTTCAATGACTGGGACTTTTCTGATAATGGTCGATTACGACAATCCGCTAGAATGTATTACCTAGCAAAACAATCCAACGAAAATTATGTCATATGCGATTTTGTTTGTCCGACAAAACTTATGTATGCACTGTTTGAGCCACAAATAACTGTATGGATGGACACCATCAAGGAAGGACGTTACGAAGACACTAACAAAATATTTACACCACCTAGCAAATACGATTTTAAAATAACAGAAAAAGATGCAGCAAAACATGCTGCAATAATTATTGGAAAGATACTAAATGGATCAATATAGAGAATACATTGCCGCGAGTCGATACGCACGTTTTATCGATGAAAAGAATAGACGTGAAACGTGGGAAGAAACAACCAAAAGATTTGTAGATTATATTTTTAGTCGCACGGATGCGATTAAAGACAATGAAGAATTAAGAAAAGAAATAACATTTGCTATTTACAACCATGAAGTAATGCCGTCCATGCGTGCTATGATGACGGCAGGAAAGAGCGCTGATCGTGATAACACCTGTGTATATAATTGTTCGTACCTTCCAGTCGATGATCCTAAGTCATTTGATGAGGCCATGTTTATTTTGTTATGTGGAACAGGAGTTGGTTTCTCTGTCGAATCAAGTAATATTAACAAACTGCCCGAAGTGCCGGACACTTTATTTGATTCCGAGCACACCATCGCCGTTCATGATTCAAAAGAAGGTTGGGCAAAAGCATTAAGATTATTATTGGCTCATCTATGGGCAGGTGAAATCCCAAAATGGGACATGTCAAAAATCCGCCCAGCAGGAGCTCGATTAAAAACATTTGGTGGTAGGGCGTCTGGTCCAGATCCATTAATTGATTTATTTAATTTTGTAGTAGCAACATTCAAACATGCCAAAGGTCGTAAACTCAATTCATTAGAGTGCCACGACATTATGTGTAAGATTGGTGAAGTAGTTGTAGTAGGTGGCGTACGTCGATCTGCTATGATCTCACTATCAGACTTAGATGATGAAAGGATTAGACATGCAAAAGCGGGACCTTGGTGGGACACAGCGCCGCATCGCGCGCTTGCGAATAATTCCGCCGTATATAACGAGACGCCTACAGTTGGTAAGTTCATGGAGGAATGGCTCTCACTCTACAACAGTCACTCGGGGGAGCGCGGTATTTTCAATCGAGAGGCTGCTAAGAAAACGGTATCAAAATTCGGACATCGAGATCCAAATTTCGAATTCGGTACAAACCCGTGTTCCGAAATCATTCTTCGTCCGTATCAATTTTGTAACCTCACGGAAGTTGTTATACGCCACGACGATACCAAAAAATCACTTGAACGCAAAGTTATCTTGGCGACTATTTTGGGTACTATACAGTCAACGTTCACAAAATTCCCGTACTTAAGAAAAGTATGGCAAAAGAATACTGAAGAAGAACGCTTGCTTGGTGTATCACTAACTGGTATATTTGATAATACTTTAATGACCACCCAAGGAGATAAACTAAATGGAATTCTTAACGAACTTAGAGATGTGGCGAGAGCTACGAACAAAATCTGGGCAGAAAAACTTGGCATCCCAACCAGTGCAGCAATTACCTGCGTCAAGCCAAGTGGAACAGTCTCTCAACTTGTTGACTCTGCGTCAGGAATCCATCCAAGACATTCTAAATTCTATATCAGAAGAGTACGTGGCGACAAAAAAGATCCACTTACAACCTTCCTTGTGGAACAAGGCGTTCCTAGCGAAGACTGCGTATATAAACCGACGCAAACGACAGTATTCAGCTTCCCTCAAAAAGCGCCAGATGGATTAACACGTTCAGATGTCACTCCAATTAACCACTTAGAATTATGGTTAACTTATCAAAGAGAGTGGTGTGAACACAAACCTTCTGTTACAATATCGGTTGAAGAAAAAGATTGGCCGAGTGTAGGTGCATGGACATGGGATCATTTTGATCAGATTAGTGGTGTGTCATATTTACCATATGATGGTGGTACATATAGACAAGCACCATATGAAGAGTGCACAGAAGCAGAATATAAAGAACTAAAAGCAAAAATGCCTGTCATTGATTGGACTAAGTTCCAAGAAATAACTGACAATGTAGAAGGCGCACAAATGCTTGCATGCGTGAGCGGTGTTTGTGAAATATAGAACTTTCACGTGGTGGTGAAGTAGGAGGGGCTGCTGTACGGGCTCCTCTTTTTTATTTAAGGAAAAATCATGGCAGAACAAAAAGTACACCCAAGTAAAAGACATCGTGATCCGTTTAAAACTAAAACGGGTAAAGATAAACTTAAAGCATTAAGCATGAAAAAACTTTATGAGATGTTAGATAAAGTTAAAGAAGCTGGTAAAAAGCGTGCTAAGATTGCTAAAGAAATAGCAAGGAGAACACCGATTGAGTAATCATTCAGAAGCTGGCAAAGGATCTAAACAAAGACCCACAGACTTACAAAAGTTTGAAGAGGGTTTCGAACGCATCTTCGGTAAAAAGGAAGATATGTCAGCATTCAGAGATGCAATCTTAAACCAAAAAACAACACGTATCGATATTATTGGACAAAATGGTAATGATGGTATACACTATGATTCTGATAGTTTAGATACGGTAACCACCAACGATGAATACGACGACAAACGCAAAAATTTTTAGTATTGACTTTGAAACTAGATCAGCGATTGATCT